TGTACCGTTCCTCAAAAAGTTTGAGTCAACTGTCAGATGTTGTACACAGAATGGCATCCGAGGTGGATCAGCGACAGTACACTTCCCAATCTGGCACCAAGAGATAGAAGATATCATTGTATTAAAGAATAACAAAGGAACCGAAGATAATCGTGTTCGTAAGTTAGACTACAGTATCCAAATTTCTAAACTCTTCTATGAACGATTCATTAAAGACGGAGAAATCTCACTCTTCTCTCCACACGACGTTCCTGGTCTGTATGATGCTTTTGGCACTGATAGATTTGACGAGTTGTATGTGGGTTATGAACGAGATGAATTTGTTCCAAGAAAAACTGTCCGTGCTCAAGGACTCATTCTGGACCTCCTGAAAGAGAGAGCAGAGACTGGTCGTGTCTATATTATGAACATCGACCATTGCAACTCTCACTCCTCATTCAAGGATAAAGTAAACATGAGTAATCTCTGCCAGGAGATCACTCTACCCACAGATCCCATCGATCATATCGATGATGAAGCAGGTGAGATTGCCCTGTGCATTCTTTCCGCCATTAATGTTGGTAAGGTTAAATCTGATGAGGAACTTGAGGATCTTTGCGATCTTTCTGTTCGTGGACTGGAGGAACTAATTGACTATCAAGAGTACCCTGTAAAGGCAGCAGAACGTGCTACAAAGGCACGTAGATCTCTTGGAATAGGTTTTATTGGTCTTGCTCATTATTTGGCAAAACTTGGGTATGCGTATGATTCTCAAGAAGCATGGGATGCTGTTCATGGTCTCTCTGAGTCCTTCCAGTATTATCTCTTGAAGTCTTCTAACAAACTTGCTAAGGAGAAGGGTTGGTGCTCTGACTTTGGTCGCACTAAGTATGCTGATGGAATCCTGCCAATTGATACATACAAGAAGGATGTAGACGAGATTACTAATATCAAGTATGAGCATGATTGGGAGACTCTTAGAGCATCTATCTTGGAGCACGGTCTCAGACACAGCACACTGTCCGCACAAATGCCTTCAGAGAGCAGTTCCGTTGTGTCAAACGCAACCAACGGAATCGAACCACCTAGAGACTACCTGTCCATTAAGAAGTCCAAGAAAGGACCTCTCAAGCAGATTGTTCCACAATACGGATCTCTTAAAAACAATTATACGCTTCTGTGGGATATGGAGTCCAATCGTGGTTATATTAATGTTGTTGCTGTGATGCAGAAGTTCTTTGACCAAGCAATTTCTGGTAACTGGAGTTACAATCCAGAGCAATACCCTGACAATGAAGTCCCAGTGTCCGTCATGGCACAAGACTTTTTGACTACATATAAGTACGGATGGAAAACTTCATACTACCAAAACACTCACGACATGAAGAATGATGAGGTAGTAGAAGAAAAGTCCGAACTACAGAGTATACTGAGTGAGTTGGAGCAAGCCGAGGAGGGAGAGTGTGAATCCTGTGCAGTTTAAGATTTCGTCAGTGGAAAACACTAAGAGAAAAGTTGAAGGTATGACTGTCTTCAACACTGAACAAGTAAATACTAAGAAGCAACCGATGTTTTTCGGTAAACCTCTGGGAATCCAGAGATACGATTCATACAAATATCCAGTATTTGATAAACTCACCACACAACAACTAGGATACTTCTGGAGACCCGAAGAGGTTTCTTTGCAGAAGGATCGTGGTGACTATCAAACACTCCGTCCAGAACAGAAGCACATCTATACTTCTAACCTTAAATATCAGATCATGCTGGACTCTATTCAGGGTCGTGGTCCTGGTATGGCATTCATTCCATACTGCTCACTTCCTGAATTGGAAGCATGTATGGAAGTGTGGGGATTCATGGAGATGATCCATAGTCGTTCATATACTTACATCATTAAGAACGTCTATTCAGACCCCTCTGAGGTGTTTGATAAGATCGTGACTGATGAGCGTATTCTGGAACGTGCCAGTAGTGTTACAAAAGCATATGATGACTTCATTACAAGTGCTCATCAGTATGACAATTCTAATGAATGGCAACATGCTTTAGAACAAGTTCCATCCGCATTAGAGGGCAAGTATGAACTCAAACGCAAACTCTACAGAGCAGTCGCAAATGTTAATGTTCTTGAGGGTATTAGGTTCTACGTTAGTTTTGCTTGTTCTTTCGCCTTTGGTGAACTCAAACTCATGGAAGGAAGTGCAAAAATCATCTCTCTAATTGCTAGAGATGAAAACCAGCATCTTGCCATCACTCAGAACATTCTTAATAAGTGGGCAGCAGGTGATGATCCTGAAATGAAGAAAATCATGAAGGAAGAAGAAGAGTGGACCTATAAGATGTTTGACCGTGCTGTCAATGAAGAAAAGAAGTGGGCAGACTATCTGTTCAAAGATGGCAGTATGATCGGACTGAACGACAAACTTCTTCAACAGTATGTCGAATGGATTGCAAACCGTCGTCTCAAGGCGATTGGTCTGAAACCACAGTATGACATTTCCGCAAATAACAATCCACTCCCTTGGACACAACACTGGATCTCTTCTAAAGGTCTTCAGGTTGCTCCTCAGGAGACTGAAGTAGAGTCCTATGTTGTTGGTGGTATCAAGCAAGATGTGAAAAAGGACACATTCAGTGGTTTCCAACTCTGATTAGTGCTATACATAGGGGGAGACACCTCCTCCTACAATATGCCTCGCAACCAAATTTCAACTCAAGAACTTAAGACTAAGTTAGAGAGACTTAAAAATGATCTCTACTGGGAAGAACATAAGTATGGATCAGAAGCCAGAGGACTGGCACATAAATACCTAAACAGGGTATTTGATATCATTGATGAATATAGACTATGAAAACCCATGGATGTATTTGGAGAGACCTTTTACTTCTGACGATATTCGGGACTACTACGGTTTTGTTTATAACATTACCAATCTCACCAACGGTAGACAATACATTGGGAGAAAGTATTTTTGGTCGCACAGAAAACCGCCAGGAAAAAAACGCAGAGTAAAAAAAGAATCTGATTGGAAAAAGTATTATGGGTCTTGTCCGGAACTTAAAGAAGACATTGAACGACTGGGTAGACAAAATTTTAGTAGAACTATCCTGTCACTACATACAACATCTGGCAAAACAAACTTCGAAGAAACAAGACAACTCTTCATCAACGGAGTCCTTACCGAATCCCTTGACACAGGAGGACCTGCCTACTACAATAGTAACATCCTCAGCAGGTACTTCCGAAAAGACTATTATGATGGAAACTGAAGAAATTGTTGCAGACGTTCGACAGTGGGCAATTGACAAAGTTGAAGAGTACAATGGTAAAGGAATTGAAAGGATTTATGATCAACTGGCAATCATGGCAGAATTTGATGAATGGATTGATCCTAAGGAAGATTTAGAAATCGTAAGCCTTGACGAGATCTCTGAAGAAGAGTACAATGACTTTGTTGATGGCATCGAAAGAGCATAATCAACTGCTGTAACCCCCTTGGTAGTTCAGGGTTAGAGGCGATAGGAACTACCACTTGACTCAGTAGCTCAGTTGGATAGAGCATCTGCCTTCTAAGCAGTTGGTCGGGGGTTCAAGTCCCTCCTGAGTCGTTGACAATCATACATCCACCATGTTATGATTGTCATTATGGGCATTGAGAGAGACCACCACCACCTCCTCTCTCATGTAAGACCCGACCTGCGGGTGTGGTGTAGCGGTAACATGCGAGCCTTCCAAGCTCTTGTCACGGGTTCGATCCCCGTCACCCGCTTCCCTTCGGGGAACTTATTCCTCCTTAGCTCAGCGGTAGAGCGAACGACTGTTAATCGTTTGGTCCCTGGTTCGATCCCAGGAGGGGGAGCCAGGGAGATTAACTCAGAGGTAGAGTGCCTGCTTTACACGCAGTATGTCACTGGTTCGATCCCAGTATCTCCCATTCCTAATTCACGGAGGACCATGACCCATGATCACAATCAGATGCAAAGAATGCAAGACAGAATTGACAAGCACTAGCAAGATTCAATTCTGTGGTTGCCCAAACCAAATGAGTTTGGTTGACAATAAAATTGGTGCCAAAGATCTTGATAAGGTTGTAATGGTAACCAATAATTTAGAGAGAAAGATTGATAGTCATTTCTCCAGAGAAGAACTCCTCTATCAAGAGGAGAGACGCAGACGTAAGGTCCGCAGATTGGACTTTGATGTCCGATAAAATATTGGAAAGGTGGCCGAGTGGTTTAAGGCAGCAGTCTTGAAAACTGCCGATGTGAAAGCATCCGTGGGTTCGAATCCGACCCTTTCCGCTTTTATTAAGTTATAATACGCAATCCTTAAGAAATAGTGTATCATCTATATACAAATATATGGAGATACCAAAATGACTCTCTATTATCTGCTAATGCTGACATTTGTTGCATTAGTAGCATATGCTGGGTATGATTCAACTATACGACTCATTCAGTATTTGGATTTACAAGTCCGTTATGCTGGTATAAAGATCCAAATGAAGTGGATGGGTTGGCATCTTAAAAGACAACTGATTAAAGACACAACTGAATATAAAAAGTTCCTCAAGGAGTACACTAATGGACAATAAAGAGCTGTCCGACCTTTCAGTAGAAAGGAAGGAATGCCCTAAGTGTGGTGCCCTCTGGATTAACGGAGAGCACTACTGGTCTGGAACTGGCAAGAAAGGTAATGAATTGGATCTCGCTGGTTTAGTTTGTAATAATCATGGTGATGAAACTTGTATCAATCCTTGCGTAGGTATGGAAGGTGGAGTAACATGGGTGGAAAGATTGACACAACTACAGTATGAGTCATCGGATGGAAGAAATTAAACCAGATCGTTTAGTGACACAAAAAGAGTGTCAGGAGATGATTGATGCAGCAATACGACGACACAACCGTAATGCTTCTATCATTAGTATGTGCGTCGGTTGGGTGGTTCTTGCTTTATTTGCTGAGGGACTTTTGAGACTTATAGGAGTTATCCCTCCAGTTTTTTCTTGGTTAAAAATAACACTAAACTAACATGAGCACCTTATTTGTATTTGTATTCATAACTTTATTGGTTTCCACTATGCATCTAACATGGCCAGGGAGGTACAGGAGCTAATGAAACCACTCATTCTAATCGCTTGTTTTTTGCCATTGGGCATTATCTACATAGTAATGAAATTATCGGTATGGATTGCGGCAGTAAATTCTGAACAAGAATATGTCAAAGAAGAATCACTCAAACCACACGGACCTTATGTGGCAAATGCATATGCAGACGTTGATGAGGAGGAAGAGGAATATGGAGATCGTACAGATTATCGATGAAGCGATTAATGAGTGGTATTCGCTTCAAGAAAAACCAGTTCCTAACTGGAAAAGAACCAAAGATCCACAGTGGTGGATTGATTATCTAAACGAACTTGGCATAGAACAGTAATGGAACATCTGTTAGGAAAAGCACTTATCATAGTTGCAATACCATTTGTATTAACTACAATTTATTTCGGTTCAAAGAAGGGGCACTACTATGAATCCGAACACTATAAGGGCAATGGAACCGCACATTAGACAAAAGTTTCATTTCGCAGCATCAGCATTCTCAAGAATCTTTGGAGTCAATCATGTTTCATCTGGTATGATTGACTTTTGTTATGAATGGGCACTAAAAGATGAAACAGCACCACTTGATTGTTTAAATCACACAGACAGATATTTTAGAGAACTATGGAATTCTCAGAAGCATTAATCTTGCTTTTTATGCTTTCGTTTGGCATCTTTATTTTTTTAGTTTCTATCCTCACAGATCAATAATGGGACATTTTGCAGCAGCAGTATTAAATAACAAAGTTGCTCTAGCTTTCATTTGCTACATACTTGTCTTTGTTCCTATCTTAGGAATCTGGGCAGTCCACAAATACAACTGGCAGCACTGGGCACCGTTTGACAGAGGACATAAGAAGTAGTATAATTATCAGGTAAACAACAACGGGGTGTAGCTCAGCTTGGTAGAGCGCTGCTTTTGGGAAGCAGAAGTCGTAGGTTCGAATCCTGTCACCCCGACTTATAAATATCACAACTATGGATTTTTATTCAGTGGAATACTGGCAAGAGAATTGGGACACTCTTCTGGACAGAGTAGAAAATGGTGAGACAATAGGAATAGAAAATATAACAACAGGCGAGAGAGCAGTAATGATACCAGCGGATGATGAACTCATACGCATATACACAGAACACAACGAAGCATCCTGAGGGAATGTCGCATATTGGTTAATGCGCTCTGCTTATAACGGAGTCAATCGGGTTCAATTCCCGACATTCCTACCAGGGGGATTAGCAATCTGGTGAATGCACCGAACTCATAATTCGGCTGAGGTGGGTTCGATCCCCACATCCCCCACTTGACACTTCGGTGTCAAACCCCTATAATAACTGGGTAATCAATCAAAACGATGGCACTCACAATCAAATTCAAGAAAGACATTCAAACCCTTCGTGGTGCAGCAAACGGTGAATTTTTCCTTGATGTAAAGAATCCGAAACTCTACAAAAAGGTTCGTCGGTACTATGAGGGAGAAGGCGTAGTTTTCTCTGGAGATCCTCTGGATGACTATGAAATTCTTATGGAATATGTTGCTTCTGATCTTGAAACTGTGGAGGTTGCGTGAAGATTATCTTCGAACGTTTCCCTTACAGGTATGTTGAAACTGGTGTTCTGGAAAACGGACACCCCGACTATCGAATTCAAAAAGCAGATAGTTGGACCAAACGTTATCGTGACATGTATCTTCTTGACAATCAGATGCAACTTCTGACTGCTATGGAAGATTTTGAATACACGAAATGGTTAGATCCTGATCGTGTTCCTTGTTATGTTAGAGATGATGAAGACATGGAGAGTCTCTAAAAACCCTGGTCGGTGAAGGTTCCCCTTCAATCCCGAAGTCACGGATGGACTATAACAGAACTGGTGGAGTCATAAGACCCTCTAAAAACTAAATACTAGAAGAGTTATTTTTAAATAAAATGGCAACCAAAGGAACAGCAGCAAAGACTGTGAATAGTGCAGTGACTTCTCAACAAGATTTAAATGTTGAAGCAAGACTCAAAGCACTAGAAGCAAAGGCACATACTCCTTGCGGAGGTGGTGATGCAGGCAGAATTGCAGCATTAGAGGCAAAGGTTGACTCGTTAATCAAACAGATCAACAAAAAAATTAAAATCGACCTCTGAGGTTTCTTGCTTTTCCTAAAAGCAAGTGGTGCGGATGGGGTTTAACTCCCGCCCTGTTTCTTGCTTCAGGACAAAGAGCAAGTGGCGTGCATGTAAAGACCTTATAAAGATCCTTGACAACAAGGATCTTTTTTTGTATCATATATAAAAGACAAACAACTATTTTTATGTCTGAATATAAGAAGACAGCACTTGTGCTTGGTGCTGGTGGGTTCATTGGAAGTCACATGGTAAAACGTCTCCGCGAAGAGGGATATTGGGTTCGTGGAGTTGACTTAAAGTATCCTGAGTTTTCTTCTACGAAAGCAAATGAGTTTGTTCAGGGAGATCTTCGTGACGTGAAGTTTGTTTCTCGTTGCATTCGTTTTACTGGATATCTTGGTAATTTCTATCAACAGATTGTAGATAAGTTTGCAGAACCCTTTGATGAAATCTATCAGTTTGCTGCTGATATGGGTGGAGCAGGTTTTGTCTTCACTGGAGAGAATGATGCAGACATCATGCACAATTCTGTATCCATTAACTTGAATGTTCTTGAAGAGCAACGCAAGTTTAACGAAACCAAGGGTGTAAATAAGACTAAGATTTTCTATTCTGGATCTGCTTGCATGTATCCAGAGTACAATCAATTGGATCCCGACAATCCAGACTGCCGTGAAGAATCCGCCTATCCTGCCAACCCCGACTCCGAATACGGATGGGAGAAACTATTCTCTGAACGACTTTATTTTGCATATAATAGGAATTATGGTATTCCTGTTCGTGTTGCCAGATATCATAACATCTTTGGTCCCGAAGGAACTTGGGAAGGTGGAAGAGAGAAGGCTCCAGCTGCAATCTGCCGTAAAGTTGCTTACCTCCCGGTCGAAGGTGGAGCAATCGAGGTGTGGGGAGATGGCCTACAAACTCGTTCCTTCTTGTACATTGATGAATGCATTGAAGCAACTCGAAGACTGATGGACAGTGACTTTATGGGTCCTGTTAACATTGGATCTGAAGAGATGGTCACCATCAATGAACTGGTAGAGACTGCTGCTAAAGTTGCCGATAAAGAAGTTCAGAAACTTTATAAACTTGATGCACCTCTTGGTGTTCGTGGTCGCAACTCCAACAATGATCTGATCCGTAAGGAACTTGATTGGGATTACTCCCAGACATTAGAAGAGGGTATTCGCAAGACTTATAATTGGATTAATTCTCAAATTGAAGATAAAAACTATATCCCATTTCATCATCCAGTATGAGTAAACTAGGTCCGTATGCTTCCTACAGCAAAGAAACAGGTTATGCAACGTGGGATCATCCTACATCTGAGTATGTTGGTATCTTTGAAAGAATAAATGTTGATATCAAAGGAATCTTACATGTGGGTATGTGGGATTTCGTTGAACATGATTGCTACACTAAGTTAGTGGGCACTAACGTTATCGGAGTAGAGGCAAATAAATTTGTCTATGAAACTATTTCCAAACCTGTTGCTGACAGATGTGGATATATGTCATTCAACGAATGTGTTTATAGTGAAGATGGTTTAAAAAAACAATTTTATCTAGCAAATGACTCGTCAAGTCTGTCTCCTGTTGGTAGTAACTCAGTTACAGTGGTGACTAAAAAGTTATCTACACTCGTCGAAGAAAATAACATTGACATGAATCAATATGACTTTCTTAACATCGATGCTGAGGGTGCAGAACTTGAAATTCTAAAAGGTTTTGAAGATCATCTCAAATATATTAATGTTATTGATTTAGAAACCTCTTACGATGATCGCAATAATACTGGAGCATCTCATGATGCAATAGTTGACTGGTTAGCAGAGAGGAATTTTTCATTGGCAGAGATGTCGGATTCATATAACTATGAGAGATGGGGTGATTCTGTATTTGTGAGAAATAATAAGGAATTACCACCTTACAATAATGACAAATATTTACTGAAATAAAATGAAAAGAAAATTTAATCTGGTGGGCAATACATTTACCCACCTTACAAATGGTAATAAAGGATATTCTGTTCACGGTAAAGAATCCAAATATATTGAATGGGTCTCTGATGGTGGTGATGCCACTTTCTATATTGATGATACAATTAATAAAGGAATCAATGATGTAAGAAAAGGTCCTAAGTATCTGTGGCTTCTTGAGTCAAAGTATATTAAGCAGGGTTTGGTTGAAAGTATTATTGCTAATCAGCAATTGGTTGAAGATACCTATGACACTATCTTTACTCATGATCAAAGACTTCTTGCTCTGGGTGATAAGTACAAGTGGGTTCCTGCTCAAGGATTTTGGATTCAAGAACCAAAGATCTATGAGAAATCAAAAATGATTTCTATGATTGCATCAAACAAAAGAATGTGTGAAGGTCACGTTAAGAGACTTGAATGGGTGGAACGGATTGGTGATCAGGTTGACTTATATGGTCGTGGATTTAACGAGATTGAACTGAAAGAAGAAGGACTGTGTGACTACATGTTCTCAGTTGCGATTGAGAATGGTCAGTATGAAACTTACTTTACCGAAAAGATTCTTGATTGCTTTGCGACAGGAACTATTCCTGTTTATCTTGGTGCTCCTGACATAGGAAAGCATTTTAATATGGATGGTATTATTGTACTTAGTGATGAGTTTGATGTATCCGAAGACATCTATTACAGTAAGATGGATGCAATTAAGGACAATCTTGAAAGAGCAAAAGAAATGGAAATTCTTGAAGACTTCATTTACTTAAATTATTTGAAATGAAACCCTGTATTATAAAACAACCAGCAGGAATAGGAGATGTATTTTTCTGCCAAAAGATTGCTAGATTAATGATGGAACAGAAATATCAGATTATTTGGCCATTAAGATCTGATATTTCTTGGATTGGAAAATATATAAAAGATATCTATTTTCCAACAATTGAAGATAGTTTTCCTGGAAAAGACATATATGATGATGTTTCTGGATATGTTATTGAAGAAAACGGTGCTTTTATTAGCACAGCAACAGCAGATATGACACATAATGATGGAAAGATTATGAGTTCCAAGTATTCTATGCTTGGATTGGATTACGATGATTGGCAAGAATATTTTAAATTCGATAGAGACCTTGATAAAGAAAATGATTTATACTATAATGTATTAGGTCTAAAAGATGATAGTGAATTTATATTCATAAACAATCTTTATAATACAGATATCAAAGATAGTAAATTATTATCCAATGATCAATTTAATCTTCCTGCCGTAGAACTTAAGATTATTGATGGATTTACTTTATTTGATTGGTGCAAAGTCCTTGAGAAAGCAAAAAAGATTCACACTATCAATACTTCCATTAATTATATTATTGAAGTCCTTGATACATCATATGATGAGTATGTAATATATGCTCATGATGAAAGGAATAAATCTGAAATTGATTATCTATTTAAAAAACCACACACAATGCTATGCAAGTAATAGAATATAAAGGAGACAAATATCCACATTTCCAGAGTATTGGGAATGCATCACAGTTTGCTATTCCTTATGCAAAACATTTTTGTGAGGGAACTGGATATGACATCGGATGTATGAAATTGGAATGGGCATTTCCTGGTGCCACTGCAATTGATTTAAATTTTGATGATCCATGGAACGCAAACAATCTTCCAGATGGAGAAGTTGATTATATTTTCTCCAGCCACTGCTTAGAACATGTTCTTGACTGGGTTGGTACATTGTTGTACTGGACTGAAAAAATTCGTAGTGGTGGAACTTTGTTTCTCTATCTTCCTCATTATGATCAAAAGTACTGGAGACCCTGGAATAATAGAAGACATGTACATGCCTTCTACCCAGAAATGATAGTTGATTTTATGCAGGACAACGGTTATACTAATGTCTTTAGTAGTCAAAGAGATTTAAATCATTCCTTTATTGTAGTTGGAGAAAAAATTTAATGGGACAACTGAAAGAAGCAATTCAAGTCAAGAATGTTCTTGATTTTTATCATATCAATAACTTTATTGAGACTGGAACTGGCGCAGCTGAAGTTGTCAGATCTATTTCTAGTATTGATAGTAATATTAAAATTCATACCATTGAGATAATTGAAGAAATTTACGAAAAGAATAAACTTTCATATTCTTATCTAAAGAATGTAAATTGGCATTTAGGACAATCCTCTGATGTTCTTCCAAAGATTGTTCCCACATTAGATGGAAATACTTTGTTTTGGTTGGACGCACATTTTCCTGGTGCTGATTTTGGTATGGCATCATACGGTGATGAACCAGATCTTGATAAAAGACTTCCTCTTAAAAAAGAACTAGAGATTATTGTCAACAACAAAGACGTTAAGAACGATGTATTTGTGATTGATGATCTTCGCATTTATGAGGACGGTCCTTTTGAAGATGGATCGTGGGCAGACAGGAAGAAGTATGGTGGTGATGGTATTGAATTTATTGATGAATTATTTGATGAAACTCACTATGTCGTGAAGTCATATAACAAGCAGGGATTCATTATTCTTTTCCCACTTTCTAAAAATATTGACGATGAAGCACAAAATCTTGTAGTTGGATCAGTATCGTAATGACTAAAAAAATACTTATTTCTACTTGGTGTACTGATGATTATGCAGATTTTTTAGGAGTTGAAAAATTAACTAATTCTATTAAATATTTTCATCCAGAAATTGATCATGTTATTTTTAATTCTGAAATGACAAAAAAGGTCAATGAACAATATTCATGGTTAAAACCAATTTGGATGATGCCACCATCTTGTCTTCCATTTATTGATGACTATGATATGGTTATTCATTTGGA